CCACGTTCAGTAGCGGTTTAACCCGTACTAAACAACCCATCTTCGTTGTAGCCTAGTTGTGTAGGGTTTGACCGAGTGGTCAAACTCCCGCACACCCACGCGTTGGGCATAGGTTGCAACAGTCTCCTTGTTGATAGAATGTTTGGTCTCACGACCACGATCCCCGAAGGGGGTCGGTCCACTTAGGACAACGTCAATTCTGACTTCCGGAGATGACTCCAGAGACAGTAAAGACTTCGTTAAGGCGGCGTAGCCGTCTAGACGATCTTCCACGACTTTTGGAGAGGCCACCCAGGTCTGGTATTCCAGCCTGTGTAGCTGCCTGTTCCAGCGTGTTTTTGCTGAAACAGGATCTGCAGCATCAATCCAACTTAACCCAGCACCGGTGTTAACCGGGAGAGGGCCAGTTATGTACTCGATATAGGCTTGCACCAAGTGTACGGTGCGAGTGTAGCCATGTTCGGCGAGTTGATTGACTGTGTCGACCCAAGCGAGCAGCTGTTCCGCATCTTGTATAGATTGTGGGATTGGCTGCCTTACGTATACTGGCGTAACTAGAGTGCCAGCATAGTAATCGGTACCGCATGATTCACGGAACCGTCCTTGAAGAAAGGACTTTTCCTGATTCACTTTGAGGCCTACGGCCTCAAGTTTCGCGATAACATCGTGGGCTACGGTATTCGGAACGACAATGTCGTCTCCGAAAATGCTCACGTCCTTCAGGGATTTTATAACCCTGTCGAATGTTAACATCTCCGAATCCACCATAGCACATGCTACGACCGTAAGGAAGTGCATGGTCTCCAAGGGAAAACATAAAGCTGATCCCATCGACGAGAATTTCTTCAACTCGATGATTCCATGATCCGGTACCCGCGCAAGCGGGCTTCGGCATGAGAATACAGCTTCCCTCAGATTCGGAAGCAGTCTAAACATCATGTCCACGAAGTGGGGGTGAACACGATCCGAAGCTTCAGAGAGGTCGATGGTACAAAGTTGTCCATCGATCGAGCCCTTTCGGGCTAGCTCTTGGTTTCGGCCTTGATCCCTAAAACCGATAATCCCCGATAAACGGGAGTCATCGATGGCAGAGTACAAGGAACCCATCACTGACTGTTGAGCGTACTGCATAGCAGTTGGCTCGATAGCAATGATGCGTGGTTTAGACGGAACTTTCGGTACAGTGGTAACGCTGACTACCGGAATTTCCTGCGAAATCTCGTATGAGCTTCGCGAGTTCATCCCGAGATCGGTAACACGGTATGCAGACGAAGGGAAATAGGCCTCAAGGGCTTCAAACCAGTCGCATTCATACTTGGCATTACCAACCAGGCGATCCGCAGTGGCTCCACCCCCATGTTTGGGTAGGAGTGAATTTTCTGCTATCGCTTCGTCAACGGATCCTAGCACTTTAGTCCACAAGCAATCAGCAATGCGCTGATACTGGCTATAAAGCCCCTTTGGTAAGGTGTGAACGTCAAGCTGTCCAATTTCTACGTCGGTACTTATGTACTGCGCGTAGGCATTTGCTACCGCTTCCTCTGAGCAGGGTAACTCGATCTTCTTGAAGAATCGAGAAACCTGTCTTACGGCACGGATAGCATTCGGACATGCATCGGATCTCAGACTACCGCTAGCGCCGAAGAATATCTTCAACCAAAACCCTGATAGAAAGGCCGGCACTGCTTTGTTCTTTAGCAGTTTCCAGCCCTCAACGGGTTCCAGGTGTCCTGACTGCAATCCCTCCTCGAGTTGAGTACTCAAGGTAGGAATCACGTCAGTTAGAAAGGACATCCCTTCAGCGCTAAGCCGTTTCTCGCAATATTGGATATCACGAGAAACGTCAACGTCGTTATGCTCCCCAAGATCTTGGAGGAGTGAAACGAGTATCGGAGCATATACCTGTGTTTCGATATAGCTTTTCATCAGTGTCTCCATTTTTAGAGGCTGCTGAATCACTATGCCAGAATTGGTATGACCCTGTAGTAGTTAGCTAAATGGTGGTTTGGAAACCACCGGCGAGAGCCTAGGCCGCTAATGGGGAAGGCCACCGAACGATTCAAGTACCTGCTGGATCTCATTGATGAGATACAGAGTACAATCGTTGGCGACCAACCCCTTCAGTAAGCCGAGACTAAAGCTCGCCGCTAACAAGACGAGTGAGATTGGTATTTGCCGTCTCATCGCCCAACCACCCGGATAGCGCTCGCTCTTGAGCAAGCGCAGCGACAAGATCGATTTCGTCAAAGTCAGGATTGACAGTGAACGAGATCGATGTCACAAACGGAAAAACCGCGACTGCACCATCTTCGTCAGCGTACTGAGTACGCTGCACAGAGATAGCACACCGGATCCGTCCGTCGTTCTGCTTGACATTCCGTACGAGATAATCGTCACGGTAGTCGAGCCGACCTGAGGCATGAAAATTCTGCCTGTAGTAGGTCGATTGACCGGGTTTGGACTGCTGCAACTTCGCAATAGTCCAGGGGAAGCTCTCCGAACCGGAAGTGTGGTACGAGAGAGTGATAGGGTCTTCTAGCATAGAATGCTCCAGTTATGGGGTATGCGCTTCCGTGAATACGGAAGTAGGCAAGTTACGATTTAACAGCGACCAAGGCTCCCATTATGCTCGCCCTGAAAAGGTTGAGTTGTGGGATTGTCGGGGCTACACCGAACGGAACGAACGGTGTTCTTCGCTTCATCACTACATCGTGACTAGACCGGACAGTTTTTGTCTCGGTTTCGCCATCAAACGGATATTGCACTTCACTCACAGCGTGGGCTTGATATTCCACACTGTTCATAACCGCACACATCCTGATGTCGACATAGTTCGACATATTGATGTTGTCGAGGTTCTTTGAGATTGGAACAAACCAATCCCCAAACCACGACCAAGGAGCCACAGCATATAGGCTCCGAGCATCAATGATGGATCCCGCATTTATCGCGCGCCGCATCTTTGGCGTTAGCGATGACTTGTCTCTAAGTTGACAAGTGAACCAGATCTTGCTTTTGCGGATCTTGTTCGACTCGATTAAATCACTGATGCCCCCAAGTGGGACATTGTGAGTACCTACATAAAACGGAGATTCCGTTTCAGTAGATTCGAGGTTAATGCGGTACTTCTTCCACGCTGGCGGCTTCGCCAGTGACCGGCCGAATTGATTGTATGCATCAATAGCATTGATGACACTTTCCACGGTCGGTGCAACTCCAAACTGATAGCCCAAATATAGGCCAGAGAGAAATTTCGCCATCTTATCGGCGTTCTCTCGATTAACAGTAGTCTTACCAGACTTTCTGTTAAAATTCAGTTTGAACTTTGGAAGAGATCTCGGTACAGGTAGTGTCTCGTCCAGCGTGCGACGTCTTTTGAAAGACGCAATTGCTGAACGAAGTGACTTCATGGTAGGTAGAGCAAGTAGAAGCTCCGCCCCCGTGACGCCTACGTCACCGGAACCACCCACGTGCGAATTGATCGCACGGGAAAGGCCGATGGCGCCCCACCCGTTGAGAGACCCAAACTGGTCGATCAACGACGGACCTGGGCTGTAATAAAGGTGATTCATTTCACCTCTCATCCCACGTAGAAAGAACCCCGAGCCACCATTGTTGGTGTCGAAGGGTGTCAAACCGGAGGACACATTGGATCGCTGTGCGGAATACAGGGTGTTAACCCTGTGGAACCCGTTAGAACACGACATAAAGTCGGGAACCGCGATCGTATGTCCATCGGCGTCTACGCCACTCGAAAATACGCCGTAGGAGGATTGACCTCCGTAGGCCCACTGCGAGTGGATCCGTGTCTTAGTTGGCAAAGATAAGCCCTCCATTGTTGGATTGGTTGCGCTGCAGATAGCTCCCCCTCGG